GCCAAGTTCCTGACCGCCAACAGGATCCACTTCGATGGGGTGCTGTCGGATGCCCAGAACGTCCGCTCGCTGCTGGTGGAACTGGCCCCGCTGAACCTGTGCAGCTTCGTGATCGCTGGCGGGCAATTCTCGGTGGTGCCCGCGCTGCCCTGCAACGCCGACGGCAGCCTCAACGCTGGTGCGGTTCAGGTGCAGGGCATCTTCACCGACGGCAACATCATCGACGGCAGCTACCAGCTGGACTACCTCAACGCCGAGGAGCGCCGCGACATCAAGGCGGTCGTCACCTACCGGAGGGGCCCAAAGAACAGCTTGTCTCAAGAGCGCACCGTCACGGTGAAGTGGAACGAACCCGCAGCGGACACGCACCCGCAGGAGACCTTCGACCTGACGCTGTTCTGCACCAACCGCGAACAGGCGATTCTTGTGGGGCAGTACATGCTCAGCCTGCGGCGGCGCGTCACCCACATGGTCAAGTTCAAGACCACGCCCTACGGGATGAACCTGGCGCCGGGGCAGCTGATCCGCGTGGACACCGAATCCAGCCCCTACAGCGCCACGCTGAACGGCGTGGTGGGCCTGAGCGGCGAACTGCTCAGCGCGACGCCCCTGGCGGATGGCACCTACCAAGTGCTGGCCTACAAGCAAGGCAGCGAACAGGTGGAGACGGTCAGCCTGACGGTCGCCAACGGCGAGGTGGCCGACCCCACCCAACGGGGGATGCTGTTCACCCGCCAGTCCCCTGTGCGTGAACGCAACGTCTACCTCATCGAGGAGCTGACGCTTGACGAGGACGGGCTGGTGGATGTGTCGGCATCACACTTCCCGACCGACAATGCGCTGAAGAGCACGATCGTCGCCGACATGCTGAGCACCACAGCCTGGGAGATCCTCGACTGATGGCTTACCCCGAACTGGTCCCCACCAGCCGCGCTTTTGACCCTGGCAACTGGCCCGTCAAGACCTTCCGTTCGCAGAACGGTGCTGAGCTGCGGATGCTCTACGGCAGCAGGCGCACCGGCATGTCCCTGTCGCTCAGCTACCAGAACATCACCGATGCCGATGCGCAGCTGTTCTTGACGCACTTCGACCAGTGCCAGGGCACCTTCGCCACCTTCTCGCTACCCGCCAACACGGCTACGAAGCGCGGTTGGGCTGGCACGCAGGACGCTATGGGGGCTGGGGCGACCGGCAACCGCTGGCGCTATAGCGAGCCGCCAAAGATCGAGAGCGTCAGGCCAGGGCGCTCTAGCGTGACTGTGGCGCTGGTGGGTGTGTTCTGATGACTTTCTATTCGGGCGCCCAGGGGGAGCTGTGGATCGACGGGATGAAGGCCGCCAAGGTGGCCAACTGGAGCATCACCAGCAATCTCTCCACGCTTGATACCACCTCTCTGGCTGACACGGACCGGACCACGACACCAGGCGTGCGCAGTACCAGCGGCAATTGCACCCTCTTCTATTACGCCGATGCCAACGGCAAGAACGACGCCAGCACTCTGATTCGCAAGGTGGTCAAGGCTCGCACCAGCGCCGCAGAGCCTGGGCAGGCTGCCGAAAGCGAGGCCGCCACGCTGAAGTTGAGGGTGAACGACGGCACGGCGGGCGGCAAGCACATCACAGTGCAGGCATGGCTCACCAGCATCCAGATGCAGATGGCCGTTGGCGAGGTGCTGTCAGCCCAGGTGAGCTTTGAGGCCAACGGGGCGCCAACCGAGGCGGTGTTCTGATGGCGGCCTACCTCGGCAGCAGCGGTTCAGTTGAACTGCGACGCGCCAGTGAGAACTCCAGCCTGGCCGGCACCATCAACCCCGCTGATGTGAACACCGCCCGCCGCCGGTTCTCCTTCGACTTTGACTCCGCCGCCCTGATCACCGGCGACAAAGTGGAGATCGCCACGGTGGACGGCGCCCCGCTGGCCTTCGTTGACCCCAGCGGCTGGAGCGACGGGGCACTCCACCCCGACGGCAAGTGGTTTGTGTCCGTCGACGACGCCGGCGGCATCCGCCTGTACCGCTCGTTCGAGGACGCCTTGAACGGGCAACTGTCTACAGCCGTCCAGCTGCAGGACATCACGACAGCGCTTGCGGTTCGAGTTCACACGAAGAACGTGATCTACCGCTGCCTCGCGCAGCTCACGGACTATTCGATCACCACCAGCCGCGAGACGGTGGACACCACCAGCCTGGGCGAGGAGTTCCGTGACCGGTACACCGCCGGGCTCATCAGCGGGCAGGGCGAGCTGACCTGTATCTGGGACTATCGCTGGGCTGCGTGTGACCCCGCAGCCAAGGACGGGGGAAGCTATCCCGAGGCTCCCAACTACTTGGCCCAGCTGGTGCTGCAGCTCCAGCAGGGAGCGGACTTTGATGGCCGTTTCTACCTGCACACCGGCGCAGATCAGCTGCTCTGGTACGAAGCCAGCTGCATCGTCACCAACGTCGCCATGGCGTTCGGCAACAACGATGTGGTGCGCTCTCAGGTGCAGTTCGTGACAACGGGCCCCGTCAAGCTCCGCATGGGCATCCCGCCAACCCACCTGCTACTGGAGAACAGAGGTCTCTTGCTGCAGGAATCCGGCGCCGCTATTGACCTAGAAGAGCCGCTCTAAGCTGGCCCCATAGCGGGTTGACACGATGCCTGGTGACTTGAAGATCAGCGAGTTGCCAGCGCTGGCGGGCAGTCTGGTCGAAGCGACAGACCCAGTGGCGCTGGCCGACATCAGCGCATCTGAGACGAAGAAGGTAACCGTCAAGGATCTGATTCAGCGGGGCTTCTCCTTTGTTGACGACGGGAGCATCCCCAGCTCGAAGCTATCTGCGGCGTGGTCTATCTCAGACGGCGCCGTGGTCACCGCCAAGTTGGCGGATCACTCAGTCACAGGCCGCAAGCTGGCGGACAACAGCTCGCTGTCAGTTGTCACCGGCTTCCCGGCGGCGGGTGAGTTCGTCGGCCAGATCGTTTTGGACCTGACCACCAACACCGCTCAGGTGTGGGGCGGCACGGGCTGGCTGACATGGACCACCAACGGCGGCGTCAACAAGCTCACCCCCTACAGCGATGGGGTTGTGTCCACATCGCCAATGGCGACAGGTGACACGGTGGAGCTGCGGGCCGGGCTTGTTCCCACCACAGCAAAAGCGCAGTTCCTGGCGGGCCCTACCACCGCCGGTGGTGCCGTCACGCACCGCGCTATCACTGGCCCCGATCTGCCCACGGCCACCAGCACATCTCAAGGTGCAGTGGTGGTGAACGGCGACGGCCTGCGCATCAGTGCAGGTGGTGTGCTGGGCATCGACAACGATGTAACGGCCAGCAGCACCACCACCTACGGCGTGGTGACCTACAACGCCAAGGGCCTGGTGACAGGAGGGCGTGCGCTCACAGCTCTTGACCTGCCCGCAGCCGCATCGGGTTCCATTGGGGCCATGTCGCCTGGCCCTGAGTTCACGGTCAGTGCCACGGGCGAACTGCGCCACCTGAACAGCATTACGGCAGGCACCGGCGTCAAATTCACCTACGACGCCCAGGGCCACATCACAGGGACTGCGCCTCTGCTGGCAGCCGACATCCCCGACATCCCCGCTGAGAAGCTGACATCAGGGACGCTGCCGATCGGGCGCATCGCAGATCGCAGCGTCACCGCCGACAAGCTGGCGGACTACGCCATGGCACTGATCCAGGAATCCGTGCCAATTGCCGGTACAGGCACGCACCCTGTCGGCATGACCTGGCTGCAGGAGAGCACCGGCCAGGTCTCGATCTGGAACGGCAACAGCTGGATGAAGACAGGGGCCAGCACCCTGTTCAACCGCAACCTGCGTTACTGCGGCACCTACAACCCCGGCACCGGCGTCATCAACGGCGTCACCCAATTCGGCACCGCCGACGGCTTCAAGGTCGGCGACACCATCCCAGCCGCTGACGACAAGCACGCCGGTTGTTACTTCGTCGCCACCACCGGAGGCACCAGCGCTTCGATTGCCGGCGGCGCCACCTTTGACGCCGGTGACTGGCTGCTCTGCCAGGGCACCACCGGCGGCTGGGTGCGGATCGACACGCTGAGCGGCGCCGGCGGAGCAGGCGGCGGGGGTGCTGATCATCTCGACGCACTGCTGGACGTGACGCTCACCAACCCCAAGGTCGGCGATGTCCTGCAGTTCAATGCAGCGGGCCAGTGGGTGAACGTCCCCTTCCATGACGCAGGAACGTATTGAGCGCACCTAACTAAGCTGGGTTCACGCCTAGATAGGCGCGTCCTTGGCTAGATAGCCGTGAGTTACCAGAAGCAACTCCGCAGCTCTGTTGCAGGCAAGCTGCCGACGCCTGCGCAGCTGGACGAAGGTCAGATTGCGGTCAACTTCAACGCGACCGACCCCTTTCTGACTATCAAGGACTCGGCTGGAGTGGTGCGCCGCATCACCGGCGTCAGTCAGCGCAGCACCGCACCAGCAGCACCGACGGCTGGAACGCTGTGGCTCGACACCACCCGCCCGGCATCGCCGACGCTGAAGATCTACGACGGCACCACCTGGCTGGTGGCCGGCAGCAGCGGCGCCCCAGCGAGCGCGGTGCAACCCACCACCGCCGTGAAAGGTGATCTGTGGGTGGATGTCTCTGGCACCGCTCCAGTGCTGAAGGTCTACAACGGCACCGCT